TTACGATGGCGTGATGATCGCTTCAATCAGCTATGACAGTGACGCCAGATTATTCAATCTCTGTTTTGAGGATTTCAAATACAAGTATCCAAAGAATGACAAGGAAAACTCCGTCAAGCCGGCAGAGATGCAGAAAGAGAACAATCATTGTTTTGAAACTCTCAAGATCTGCAAGGAAGTAATTTCCGAGGTTCTGACTAAGTTCCTTCCGCAGGTCGAATATATCCGGCCAACGTTTGAAGAAAACGAATCCAGCCTGGATCTTTAAAACCCTGACAGTCCGGAAAGACGGACATATTCAGACCATCTTCATAAGCTCCCCAGGCTTTTTACCAATAACTGTTGGTTCCAGTTTTTTGCGCTTAGGGGAGCTTATGAATGTGGTCTTTTTTACATACTTAGGAGCAAACATGATTTTGTTACCAGGCGAGGCAGCTCAGATTTTTGCTGAGGCCATTCCAGCCATCATCGCAGATAGAGGCAAAACAGTTGATCTGAATGATGCTCTGAGTTATGCAGAGCGTGCAGTCGTCCAGGCGCTGCTGGCAGGTCAGAAAACGGTCACGCTTGATCTTGACCGGATTGTCCCGATGGACAGAGCACAACCGGAAGTAAAAGCCCTGTTCAAGGAACACTCTCAAAATGTTTTTTGGGACAAGTGCTTAGACGTGATTGATGGCCTGTTCCCAGACATCAAAGAGTGAGGCCTTTACATCCGGCTATGAAAAACGCTAAACTATTTCCGTCTGCAAAAAACAGACGCGGGATTGGCGTCCCGACATTAGGCGATCAGTCGCCGTGAGGCGTTTTTTTATGGCTGGTCGGCATGATGCCCTGAAACAGGGCACCATCTAAAGTCTCTACGAGCGGGACTTTCGGGGTATCGAAAGATACGCCGTTTCCTAATGACGGTACGCCAACCCGAAAGTTCCTGCTCACCACATTGGCGTGTGGCGCAGGATTTCAAACACGCATTAGGAGACATTAGATGTCAAACACTTTAGCCTTCACTTTCGAAGAATCATCCTTCACGATTCTTGGGGACGTTCTCAATCCTCTTTTCATTGCCCAACAAGTTTGCAAAATTCTAGGTTACGCAAAACCTCAAAACGCAGTTGCGCAACACTGCGACCCTGAGGATGTGACAAAGGTCGAAATGCTCGACCGACTCAACCGCAAACAACTGGTCAACTGCGTAAACGAAAGCGGTCTCTACGCCTTGATCTTCGGCTCGAAACTTCCGAAGGCAAAACAATTCAAGCGCTGGGTCACAAATGAGGTTCTTCCTGCGATCAGAAAACAAGGCGCCTACATCAGCGACAAGCTAACGTACGAAGAGGCTTTAAAGATTGTCGAGGAAAGACACGCAAACGAAACTCAGACGATAAGCAACGAGCAACAGTACGAGCTCTCCAGCCGCGTGATGCGCAAAACTCATGCCCTGTTCGGAAACAAAAACTACAGCTTTGTTTACCGAGCACTCAAGAGACGCTTCCGCATACCGCGCTACACCTGTCTGCTGCAAAGAGATTTTGAGACTGCGCTGGCATTCATTGACGCTCTGAAAGTTTCGGACTTCAATGTGCCGGATGTGAAAGAGGAAAGTCCGACACCAGAAGTAAAACAGGTGCACGCTAAATACGTCGTCCAGTTTCCAAGCCTCACGATCAGCGCTTCTAACCCTGCACCGTGTCCGGCCATCCCTGCCGTCCCTGTCAGCAAGCATTACATCACTGACAATGAGCTGGAGGCGATCAAGTCTCTGATCTACTACTTTGATGACTTGTTCAAGCCGCAAATTCAGTGGGCTTCAAAAGAAGCTTACAGGCAGGGACGCCCTGACGCTTCCCGCTTCTACGATGTTTGGCATGAGCCGCTTTGGTTCATCGGCCGAATGAGAACTCTCATCAGTCGTAACTCTTAATTCAAGTTTCAAAGAGAACCTGCGCAAGGGATTATTAAAGTCCCCCTCCTGTCCCCTCGTTTGCTGAGCAAGTATCTAGGTTGAGAAAGCGAAGCAGTACGGCAAGCGGGAATAATCAGTAATTGGGCAAAGGTCCTGGTTTGAGATCGCATATATAGATTACTGATCGCAGGTTCACCCCAATCTCGAGGTTGTCATGAATAAAAAATTTGATGATCTGTTAGAGGACGATCTCGCATGTTTCCTCTGCGCTCTGATCGCCTTCGCCCTGTTTTTCGGCACGTTGACCTTAGTCCTCGGCGCCGATGCCTTTCAGCGGTGGCTGCTATGCATGTAACTCCGAGAACATGCCCCGGGCCAGGAGATCTCTGGCAAATGAGCTGGCAGGAAGAAAAACGGCAAGCTGAGTATGAACGGCTCCTCGAAAAGTTCTTTGAAGAGTACATCCCTCGGTATTGCGGCAAACGTATTAACGAACTTGCTGAGGCGGGAGAGGACGAAAGACACCCTGAAATTGAGCCTTTGTTTGATGAATATTTGAAGGAAAACGAATGGCGGTAATTACTGAGGCAGAGCGTAAAAAACAGCGCAACCGAGAACTGAAGCGCGAGTACTACGCAAAAAACAAAGAAAAGAGGGTTGCGCAGAGCAAAGAATGGTATCGCAAAAGACGCGAAGAAGAATTAGCCCTGCGAAACGATAAAACACCAATCCTCCCGCAGACCCCTTTTTCAGCACTATTTACAGATTTTTTTATTGATAGGAATCCGAAAAAATGACTAACGAACAAAGAGCCGCCTGGTTAGAGGGTCGGCGCACAGGAATCGGCGGATCGGACGTGGCTGCGGTTCTTGGGCTGAATCCGTGGAAGACACCGCTGGACGTTTGGAACGACAAGCTCGGACTTTCTGAAGATAAAGGAATGTCCGAACCGGCCTATTGGGGAACGGTACTTGAGGATACGGTAGCCCGTGAATTCCAACAACGAACTGGCATGAAGGTTCAAAAAGTCACTCACCAGTTCGTTGATCCAGAATGTGATTGGATGATTGCAAACATTGACCGAGCGATTATCAATCGGGAGATCGCCAAAAAAGTCAGGCCGTTGCTTGATGTCGAGGAAATTGAGCGCTACGCAAATATCACGGGCGTTGAGCGACCTATTAACACTGACATCGCATTTGAGGCAAAAACAGCGAACGCTTTTACTGCTGACCTGTGGGGCCCGAGCCAGGAGCTTGAGATCAGACAAAACAATCTCAGAACAGAGCACGTGATCCCACTTTATTATGAAACGCAAATTCAGTGGTACTGCGGCATCCTGAAGCTCAGAGGAATGTATCTCGCAGTGCTTATCGGAGGTTCTGACTTCCGGATGTACTGGATCGATGCTCGCCCGGATGTGTTTCAAGTGATCAAAGAAAAGTGTTCCCGCTTCTGGAACGAAAACGTTCTGAAGAAGATCCCGCCTGATCCTATCAACATTGACGATGTACTTCAGTTATATGGCAAAAGCAATGGAAAAGCTGTGGAAGCTCAGGGTGAGCTTGCTATTGATTATGGTGAGTATGCACGTATTGCTGGTGAAATTAAGGAGCTTAAAAAGCAGCAGGACGCGCTCAAAACCAAGCTGGCAATAGGCATGAAGGACAATGAAATCTTAACGTTAGATGGCAAAAAAGTCCTGACCTACAAAACCCAGTCAAGAAAATTCTTCGATATGGATTCATTCAAAGAAGACCACCTCGATGACTTCTTCGACTATTTGAAAGAAAGCTCCACCCGCGTCATGCGTGTGTGCGCGTAACCTTTTAGGTTGATGGCTACACAAAATGGGCAGGGTTTCTACTGATAAAAAGAGCGGTTTTGTGTAATATTCGCTTCGAGCACTACAGTACGGTGCAACAAGAAAAGGCTTTCTCGGTTGAGCCAGATCAACCGAGCCAAATTCCCTCCAAGCCTGCACAAGCGGGCTTTATTTTTGCCTCTGGCTTATTTCTCGTAACTCTTAATCAACCCGGCCCCTCCAGTGCGAGGGGCTTTTTCATAGGAATTAATTATGTCTACATCCGACCAACTCGCCGCCGCTGTCGGCGCTCCCTCTGCTCCAGTCGCCAAACCAAAAACAAAAGCGCCGGCAATTATCCAACATGTTTTATCCGACCATTTCAAGAAACAGCTGGCGCTTGCAATCCCCAAACACTTGAACGCCGATCGCCTGGCTCGCATTGCTGCCACAGAGCTTAGAAAAACTCCTGCCCTTCTCAACACCACCGAGGCATCATTTATGGGCGCTGTGATGCAATCCGCTCAATTAGGATTAGAGCCGGGCTCGGCCCTGGGTCAAGCGTACCTCGTACCGTACGGAAAAGAATGTCAGTTGATTTTGGGCTACCGCGGCATGATCGACTTAGCAAGAAGATCCGGACAAGTATTGTCTTTGAATGCTTATGCCGTGCGTGAAGGTGACGATTTTAATTATCAGCTTGGACTTCATCCGGACATCCATCATATTCCGTCTCCGGAAGCCGGGCGCGACAAACAGCCGATCACCTTTGTATACGCAGTTGCGACCCTGCGCGGTGGCGGATACCAGTTCGAAGTTATGAGCAGAGCTGAGGTTGAGGCCGTCAAAGCAAAAGCGAAGTCCAAAAACATCTGGAATAACTACTTTGAAGAGATGGCCAAAAAGACCGTTATCCGCAGGTTGTTCAAATATTTGCCTGTTTCAATTGAGGCCCTGCAGATTACAAATGTAGACGCCAAGAGAGAAGCCGGGGAGGAAGTTAAGCCTGAAGATGTCATTGACATCAATGCCGTCTCGGTCGAAGACTTCAAAGACATTGAGGAAGGCGAAGTTACTCAGGAACAACCAACTACCGAGAAATCCTCGGATATTCAGCACTAACTAAAAAGCCCTGCGAGAGCGGGGCTTTTCTTTTGGAGAAATAAATGTGGAAGATTAAAGACCCTACTTTAAAAGAAAAGATCATGCAACTGCTATCGGATGAAAGCATTGCAAAGCGTTGCCAAGATCAAATGACTAATGGATCAAATTACATTCTTGCTTCTGATGATGATAAAAAATTTTCAATAAGCATCGTTAAAGATCTTTTTGAAAACGTTCCTGAATACAACAGTGAGGGCTGGAACCCATTCCCAGCCTATAGACCTCCCCGCGCAGGAAATTATCTTGTTTACTTGAACGGAAGATTTGAGCACCAGATTCGAGTTTCCTACTTCAATACTGATTACAGAAGTTGGGACCAATATGCTGACGCTTCTGTGTTAGCTTTCAAAGAACTTAAAATTGAACCGCCTAGTGAAGATGTTTTAAAGTTTGTCCGAGCTAATCGGGAGTAATAAAAATGGGAAAAATAAGCTCGGAACTTTTAAACCCATCAGTCAACGCGTTTGCACTAAAGCAGGAAGACGAAAGGTTAAAAAAACTTGATCCGGTCGTGCTTTCATCATTAAGTCTCATTCCTGGGAACCCAAAATATTTGCTCATGCGCGGAGCTGATTCTTGTGCATTAGCACATAACATCATCTTGTCGAAAGAGCAGGTCGTAAAACTTATACGCTCTCTTGCAGAAGCTCTAAGTGATTGGGATAAAGAATAGTGTCAACTAACAAGTAACCAAGAGCCCTGCAAGTGCAGGGCTTGGGAGAGAACTATGAAGAATAAACGTCAACCTCTCTATAACAAAGATGAATTCTGCAAGCTCTTAGGGCTTCCTGCTAAAAAGTTCTGGCAGATAAAAAAGAACCCTTTCTTTCCAGAATCTCGATTCCTTGGGAAAAAAGAGTATTGGGAAAAAGACAAGGTTTTGAAATTTGTCAGACTGGTGAAACTTGAAATAAAACTGAATCAAGCTATTTTCCAGTCAAACAAATTATTTTCTGAATTAACCAAGCTGGAGAAAGAGATTTCTGCTTGCCCTCCTATTCTGAAAACTAGGACAAAAGGGAACAAGATCAACTTCGCCATAAACTGCGAGAGACTGTTGTTAATCAGAAGGAGACAGTCTTTGATCGATCTCTACAATAAAAAATTTGGGGACATTATGGCAGTTACTGAAATTGGCTCCTATCTCATTCCAGACCACCTCATTGAATACGTCCAGGAACGCAACAGAAGGAACAGGTTATGTGGGTAATCAAAGACCCAGAACTAAAAACATATTTAGCGATAAATAAGTAACCATGAGCCCTGCGAGAGCGGGGCTTTTCTTTTGAGGTCAATATGCAGTTTGAATTCATTGACTATGACGGCGGGTATCCAAACCTCTGCTTTGGCCGTCTGAAATTCAAGGCAGACGGGAAGATCTATGAAGAGGTTGTCTCGCTTATCTCTGGCGAAGCGTCTGGTTTGATTCTCACTGGTGTGAGCACGTTGAGGAAGGTCCCTGGCTCGACATCTGCGACTTCTATTTATTTGAGACCTACCCAGAGCTTAAAGAGCACAAGGCAGAGATTCTCAAAATGATTAACGAAAATGTACCCCACGGCTGCTGTGGCGGCTGTGTGTAGGAGGAAAACGATGTGGAAGATTAAAGACCCTGAATTAAAAGCGAAGGTGAATCAATTCTTCACGGATAAAGAAATTCATGAAGAATTTGAAAAAAACACCGATTTATATAACTACTTCCGATTATCTACCATTAACAAAAAAGGTCTGTGTGTAACTATCACAGTCGAAAAAGAGTTAGTTGAATTCGTTCCTGAGTATCAAGAAAACGACTGGAACCCATATCCGACTGTAACGCCCCCGGTTGACGGGAAAAAGTGGCTTACGCAGGATGAAGACGGAAATTTAGCTATACGATCATTTGC